CGGGTTAATGTCCGTTATCGGCGGCTTAATCAACTTTATAACGGGTGTGTTCACTGGAAATTGGGCGCAGGCATGGGAAGGCGTCAAGAACATTTTCAAAGGCATTTTCGACACGCTGGCCGGAATTGTGAAGGCCCCCATCAATGCCATTATCGGAATCATAAACGGTGCAATCAGCGGGATAAACAAGGTGGGCTTTGATATTCCTGATTGGGTTCCATTTGTCGGCGGGAAACAGTTTAGAATCAATATCCCGCAAATACCTATGCTTGCAAAGGGTTCCCGCAACGCGCCGGATACTTTCATAGCGGGCGAACGGGGGCCGGAGCTTATCACGAACGGCAAGGGCCGGACGGTGTTCACGGCCTTACAGACGGAACGCATTATGAGCAATGCGGGCGCGGCACAGCAGGGGGCGCAGCAGGTAATTATAACCCTTGCGCCCGCGTTGATAGCGGCGCTTGCCGCCGCCCCCGCCGTGAGTACGGTACACAGCGCGGCGGTTGTGCCGCAGATGCAGGCGGCGGAATTGCAGGCCGCGCCGGTCCAGCAGGGCGGGACGGTGTTCCGCTTTGAAAGCGCCCCGGTTTTCAACGTGAACGGGGGGGACCAGGAGGAAATGCGGCAGATGTTCGAGGAATACCACGACAGGACATTACAGGACGTGGAGGAAATGCAGCGGCAGAAAGAAGCGGACGAAAGGCGGGGACGGTATGAGTAACACATATAAGACCATATCTGGCGATATGTAGGATTCAATCGCGTTTAAGGCTTTGGGTGGTGAAAGATATACCGACAGGCTGATAAAGGCGAATTTGCAGTACCGGGAAACCGTCATTTTCCCTGCTGGGGTGGTATTGGAGCTTCCGGCGATAGAGCCGGAAATCTCCGCCGCCTTGCCGCCCTGGAAGGAGGCAGGCAATGAGTAGCAAAGACACAGCACGCCGAACGGAAATTATTATCTATTTTGCGGGGGTAGATATATCGCAGAGTATCCGCCCGTATCTGCTTACCATGACGTATACCGACAATGAGGAGGACCGAACAGATGATTTGCAGATAACTCTTGACGATAGGGACAGAACATGGGTGCGGTGGTTAAGCACACCGGCGCCCACAATAGCAGAAGATTCAAGCGGCTGGAAGGTTGGCGATACAGTAATTGCCAACGGGAGGCCGCAATATTCCAGTTATGGCGGGCAGCCGGGAGTGGAACTTACAAATTATCAAGGGAAAATCACGCTTTTGAACTTGAAAGACGGCGTTCCCTATCCGATTCATGTAGATCAAAAGGGCTGGTTTGCAGAAAGTCAGGTGCAAAAAGATAATGAGATACCGCAGGCAGCGCAGGAAGGCGGGAGCGCAAAGGGCGCAAAAATCCGCGCTTTCATCATACAAAAGAATTGGAACGGGACCGGCAAAGACCGGAAATTAGATTGCGGGGTTTTCGAGCTTGACAGTATCGACTTCAGCGGCCCGCCCGGAAAGGTGAGCATGAAGGCAACGTCTATCCCCTATTCGTCCACAATGCGAATGCAGATAAAAACCAAGGCATGGGAAAACGTAAAATTGTCCACGATTGCAAACGATTTAGCGGGGCAAAACGGGATGCAATGTATGTATGAATCTTCCTATGACCCGCTTTATACACGCAAAGAGCAGGTAAAGAAAACGGACCTTGTTTTTCTGCAAGAACTTTGCAAAAGCGCGGGGATTTCGTTAAAAGTCACGTCAAATACCATTGTGCTGTTTGACGCGGCGGAATATGAGCAGAAACCGCCCGTGCTGACTATCAGTTATGGCAATTCGGATATAACACGTGCCAGCTTCGGGACCAGCTACACGGATACGGCCTATTCCAGTTGCCATGTCGCCTATGAGGACCCGCAGACGGGCCAAAAGATAGAGGGCGAATATCAGCAGCCCGGCGAGGGCAGCGGACAGGTTTTGGAGGTAAACGAACGGGTAACGAGCGCCGCCGAAGCAAAGGAGCTTGCGAAAAAACGGTTGCGTCAGAAAAACAAGGGGGAAGTCAAAGCGGAATTTACCCTTGTGGGGAATGTCGGGCTTGTAGCCGGTTTAACGGTCCAGGTGGAGGGGTATGGATTTTTCGACGGGAAATACATCATTGAAACCGCGACGCATAACCCCACGGGCGGGTATTCTGTTGGACTGAAACTGCGCCGTGTACTGGAGGGGTATTGATGGCGGAATCTGAAATTATGGAAGCAAAAAAGCAAATTGCTGTTTTGAAAGAGATTGTCCGCGTTGGCACGGTATCTTCGGTGGATGTTGAGCAGCGCACAGCGAAAGTTATCATCTATGACAAGATAAAAGAATTTGTTTCCGGGCCGTTGAAAGTATTGCAAAATCAGCCCCTTATTACCGTGGAAAAATGGGTTGACGGAACGAAATGGGAGTATGACGCAAAATACGCTTCTGTTGACCGCTCTTTAGGTTTAGGCGAGAGCTACACGAAAGCGGCCCCGGACGTAATTAAGAACGAAACGCCGGGCGGGGAAATCAAATACGCCGGTGAAATCCGGGAGCACAAACAGACAATCACGGTTTACCCGTGGCTTCCTTATATCGGGCAGCTCGTTATATGCCTCTATTTACCGAACGGGGAGGGAGACGGTTTTGTATTGGGAGGGCTTTAGAAGATGTCGGTTATCGGAACATGGGGCGATATTGCATTCAGCGTTTCGCGGGGACAGGTAAAAACGTTTAACGCGCTGAAATGGGACACTTCTATAAAATACGCGACCCACGACCGGCATTTAAAAACCGCTCTTTTGGAGTATACCGGCAGGGATGCGGACAGTATTTCATTTTCCATGTTCTTTTCTATAATGCTGGGCGTTGACCCGTCAAACGAAATCCGAAAACTTGACAGCGCGGCGAAAAATGGCAGGGTTGCACGTTTGATTGTTGGGGGAAAATCATACGGGAAAATGGTATGCACAAAGGTTTCAAAGGATTTGGAGCGGTTCGACCATCGAGGCCGTGTGATTAGCGCGAAAGTGAGCGTTTCACTAAAAGAGTATGCAGGGAGGTAAAAGCGGTGTACGCTGTGAAAGCCTATATGGGCAGTAAGATAAACCTTGCGCCTGAAACGCGGGAGGAAGAAGTTTTACAGAATCTTTCCATTCTGCTTTCCACGCCGAAATTTACTGTCCCGCTTGATAGGGATTTCGGGCTTTCTCAGCGGTTCGTAGATAAGCCTTTGCCGGTGGCGGAATCCCTGTTTCGGGCGGAAATTTTGGACGCGATAGAAAAATACGAGCCGCGGGTTGAAGTGGAAAACGTGACCTTTGAACAAGGGGACGCACCGGGGATGCTAATACCGCGGGTGGAGGTGAATATACTTAACGATGAAGATTAGAGAATATCCCGACATTCACTTTGTCGATACGGATACGGAAACCCTTGTAACGGCGCTGATAACATCGTATGAAAAATTCACGGGCCGGACGCTGTACCCGGCGGACCCGGCGCGCCTGTTTATCCTTTGGGTGGCGGATATCATCATTCAAGAGCGGGTAAACATCGACTTTTCGGCACGGCAGAACGTCCCGCGTTATGCAGAGGGCAAATATTTAGACTCCCTCGCAGAACTGTTCAAAGATACATACAGGCTGGAACCGGAAAAGGCGAAAACCACCTTGCGTTATACACTGTCCATCAAACTTGAATCCGCAACCGTCATCCCAGCGGGGGCACGCGCCACATCGGACGGCAACATTGTGTTTGCCACACTAAACGATCTGATCATTCCGGCAGGCCAATTGTCCGGCGACGTGGCAGCGGAATGTACGCAGACAGGAGAAATCGGGAACGGTTTTGTTCCGGGACAGATCAAACAGGCGGTTGACGTGTTCCCCTATTTTCAAAGCGTGTCGAACACAACGAAAAGTGCAGGCGGTGCGGATAAAGAGAGCGACGCGGCCTTTTATGAGCGGCTGCGTAAGAGCGTGGAAACCTTTTCCACGGCGGGACCGATGGGCGGATATGAGTATTTTGCAAAATCCGCGTCGGCCTTGATCGTAGACGTAAAGGCAACGTCACCGGAGCCGGGAGAAGTGGATGTAAGGATTCTGCTGGCAGGCGGAGAACTGCCAGAGGAAGAAATCTTGAAAGCGGTTTCGGAAATCCTGAACGCCGAAAAAGTGCGCCCGCTGACCGATCACGTCACGGTTTCCGCCCCGGAAATCGTGCCTTATGACATTGATTTTACCTACTGGACACAAGAGGGCGGTACGATAAGCGGCGAAACGGTGGCGGAAAATATCGCGGCGGCGGTGCAGGCGTTCAAGGAATGGCAAGGCGCAAAGATGGGGCGGGACGTGAACCCGTCTTATTTGACTTCCCTGCTTATGCAGGCAGGGGCAAAGCGCGTCAAGGTGCGTTCTCCCGTTGATACCATCGTTCCCGAAAACGCCGTTGCGCTAATTGAAGAAACGGCGGTTGTGTATGGAGGGACGGAGAGTGAATAACAACGATATTTATTCTATCGACTTCACACGTTCGCTTCCCCCGGCGTTGAAAAATGACCCGAAAATGATTACGCTGGCGCAGACTGTAGCGGAGCAATTACAGGTCAACTCGCGACTGATAAACCGAAATATCATCTATTCCCGTATCGACGAACTGGACGAAGAAACCCTTGATGTTCTAGCCCATGACCTCCATGTGGATTGGTATGATTGCTCCTGGCCGATAAATATAAAGAAAAAGATTATCAGAGACAATGTCAAAGTGCATCGGTATATGGGGACGCCTTACGCTGTTAAAACTGCGGTGGGTGCTGTATTTTCCAATTCACAAATTAAAGAATGGTTTGAGTATGGCGGGAATCCGTATTACTTTAAAATACTGTTGTACGATCAGGATATGCCCGTTTCCATTCCGGCCAAAGAAATCAGAAAGGCCGTTGAATTCTA